CTTTTTTTTGCTTTCTTCTTCTCTGGCGTATGCTGTAGTGCAAAAACTGCCCTCACTTTCTATGTCTTTTAAAATTGCTGTCGCCTTTATGTAAAATCGGTTGCCCAGCATAATAATTTCGTCGTTTACGGCTAATATTAATCCTTCTCTGTCCAATAAAGGCTTTACTGCCTCGTAGATGTCCTCTAAGCTCCTGTAACTATAGCCGCCATAATCACTGTATTTACTCTTGGGCACCTTTAATTCTGCTTGAATTTTTTGTAACTTTGTGTAAACATCTCCCATCTTTCTTACCTCACAATCACGCTTTTTGAGGTCTCGAGATGTGCCCCTGCGACCACTTTCCCGGATTTAATCGCCTTTTTAATCGCTGTCTTGTCCGCCTGTGGCTCTGGAATCCTGATGTATTCCTCTGACAGGCCGTCTAAGTCGTCAATGGTCACAGACTCGCTGTTTCTGTATGACACGCTGACTCTTGCCGTCTTGAGCTTTTTGTCTCCCAGTAAGTACGGCAAGTATTTTTTCTTGCTGTCTATACTGTTGTTGCAAGTTCTGAGCCGTTGCGTAAGCTTGTCAATCTCCTCTTTCAAAGCTTTAGCCATTGCCGCGTCATTTTTTATTGATAATGCGATATTTTCGGCTTTCTGGATATTGTCAAGTTCTAATTCTTCCATGGCACCCTCAATAATTTCTCCTGTTTCTTCGTCCATGCAGCCAATAATTGCACTGTCAATCTCGTATAGTGTCATTGCTCTAATTCCTCCTCATATCTCTCGTATTCGCTGTAGTTCGCCGCACCTCGTTTGATTGCTTTGTGTGCTATTCTGCACTCATATTCCGCCTCAAGGTGCTGTGTCTTTAAATACTCTCTAGCCGGGTCAAATCCTCGTTCCATTTCCTGTCCCCCATGCCTCTTTAATAGCCTTGCTCAGTTCGTTGTAGCCTCTGGCGTACGCCTCTATCTTTTTCATATCGTTGCTTCTTTCAACGCCCAGCCTAAACAGCTCAAGCAGTCCCTGCGCTACCTCTTTGTCTTTGATATCGACCCTGACTTCCGCCGGAATCACTACTTTCCCTGTCACTTCGTTGTCGTATTTCTTCACCTGAAATCCGGTTGCATTAATCATCGTATCCATAGCTTAGCCTCTCTTTCTTTCCTGCTATCCAATCCCCCAACGCTCCACTACATTGTTCCGGGGTATAATTTTTATTATCCTGCTCTAACCGCCCAACTATTTCTCCCAGTGTGGGTAGTTCTGGTACTGTTTCTTTTCGCTCTATCGCTCCCGCCGCTCTTATCATTTCTTGGAGTTTCGGTGGGTACTTGTCTATCTCCTTTTGTGCTTCTAACGCCGCTCTGTAGCTCCTAAGAAAGTTTGACTGTATGACCGTCTGAAAGTCCGCTGAATCTACTACCGCCCAGTCATGGAGCGTCTGTGGCGTTCCTACTGCCTTTTGCAACGTAGGGGACAGTTTGTCAAACTCCTCTCTGTAACCGTAAATCCCATTACTGCACGCCTTTGTCACTGTTGCCCATGCTTCCTGCTCACTCAGGTAGCCGCTTTCTGCCTTGAGCTTGCTGGCGCACTCCAAAATATCTGCCGGTGTCGGTGGAAACTTGCCGGTTGTCATGTACATCTGTGCCGCTACGCTTATTGTCTGGTAGTCGTTATTTTTGCCTACCAGGCGGTACCACATGTCTAACGCCTGTTCGTTGGGAACAAATCCCGGAGCCGTGTAAACAGTCTTTAGTGCGGCTACGATTTTAGAAAACTCCGAAATCGTCATACATTCCGCCTCCCTCCTGTTCTTTCTGTGCTGCCCAGTGCTGTATATCTCCGTACAGTCGGTCGTTAATACTCTTCGTGCTGTCGTTACCTGTCTTCAGCTCAAAAAATCCTAACCACTCCTTGTCCAATGACTGGTCTATGATTTTTTTCATCGTTCCCAAATCTCCGCCAGACAGCTCGTGTAATTTTTTGAGCAAAGCTTTCAAGGCTCTGTCTGTTCTTACTGGCTTTCTGATTTTCTTACGCATAGCAAGGAATTCCAAAAACTTACGGTTAAGTTCTTCGTCCTCGAAATACTGTTCCGGCTCTTTCTTTGCGCGCGCACTCTCTTTTATTCCTTTAGTACTTGATTCCTTAAGTATTTTATTATTTAAGTATTTTATTCCTTTAGTATTTAATTGCGTTGGATTTTCCTGTATAGGTTTTTCCTGTGTTGGCTTTTCCAATATAGGCTTTTCCTCTTTAGGTTCTTCCAATACAGGTTTTTCCTGTGTTGGCTTTTCGTAAATGTCGTAAACTGTACCGCTCACCTGTCCTTTCTCGTTTCTCTCACGAGTCACTTTCAAGTATCCGAACAATTTTAATTCTTCTAGTGCGGCTCTCACGCCGTCTACGCCGTCTTTATTCAAATTTGCCAGTCCCTTAACTGTAAAGTCCCAGTCTTCCGGTAAACTAAGCATAAGGCTCAGCAAGCCTTTCGCTTTTAAAGACATATCCTTTTCTCTAAAATGATAATTCGACATAACGGTGTAGTCTGTCGTTTTATTTATTCTCATTACTGCCATGTCTACCTCCTATCTTGACAAAACGCCAAGTCTTTTGTATGATTTACTTGTATGATTTATCGTAAGAGCTTAATGGTAGGGCTCTTCCTTTTTTACCTCATGCTCTACACCGTCTTTATCAGTGTAGAATACTTTGTCATACTCTACACCTTGTTGTCGTCCTAAGAGGGTGTAGAGTAGTCTAGCAACATACTCTGGTCTCGGAGGTTCATTCATTTTTTATTCACCCCCTAACTCCTTTTCGGGTACCACAACTATTTTCGCACCCAGCTCCTTAGTGATAAGTTCCAAGATTTCCACTTTTGGAGAATTTTTACCAGTTTCATATCTAACTATTGTATTAATACCAACGCCGACTTTCTCGGCTAATTCTCCTTGTGTAAGCCCTTGCGCCTTTCTTAATCTTCTTAATTTTTCTCCTAACGCGTTCATCTTTACACCTCAAATCTCTGTTGACGGTTATATTCGTCAATCCTCAGCTTTGTATTTGTTTTCGGCTCCCAGTTGTCTACATAGTCAATAGCTTCCTCATAGCGTTTGCGAGGGATGTTGTTCCGGCTGTTAACTTTAAATCTGTCTTGTAAATCCCTGTTGCACTCTGCAAATACAACTTTACTGATGTATGCATATGCTTCTGTGTCCTTGCCGCCTAATGCGTTTAAAACGGCTTTATTGACGTGCTGTCGCAATGTTTGCTGTTGACCGTAGTCAATTACCATATTGCTCTCAAGGTTCTTTATGCGGTCTTCGTGGTCGTCTATCATGCCCAACTGAATACGCATCATTTCTTGAGGGGATAACTGTTTCTGGTAGCTTCCTGTCTTTCTGATGGACGGAAGAACTTCATCTGTTACCCAGTCACTAAATCGTTCCGCCTCTGGTTTATGGCTTCTGAAAATTAACTTGTAAACGCCGCTTTCAGTTAGAAAATTCTCGCCAGCGTTATTTAATTTTCGGAAGTGCATATTATGCACATCTGAATTTTTAACCTTTATCAGCTGCTTGCTATTAAAATTTCTCGTGCTACTTTTAACATCTGCAATTCCTAAAATTTCCGCTACGTGCTTAGGATTAAAAAGTACTTGTCCATCAAATTCAAACACTTCCATGTCGTGCCCTTCAAAAATCATTAAATTTTCCATCTAGTCACCTTCCTTTTCTTGAAAGTTTAACATCGTTTAACTTTTAGGTGAAAAAAAATTCACCATATTCTTCCAATGGAATGTGAAGAAGGTTTCCCCATTCAACCATATCATTTTGAGAAAAACCGACTTTTCCATTCATTTTTCTAGATACAGAAACATTACTTTTTTTCAAGGTTTCCGCAAATTTTTCCTGCGAGCCAAACCTCTCAACAATCCGCCCTCTTAATTTATTATATTTATATGGCATCTTTTAACCCTCCCTTCTTTTGAAGACATTTATAGTTTAACACCGTTTAACAAGAATGTCAACAAAAAAGTTTAAAATCATTTAACTTTTTTGTTGAAAGTTAAACTTTGTTATGTTATCATTAATATGTGGAAAGGAGGAAGAAATTTTGTGAAACACGAAGTTACCGCAAAAAGAATACGAGAAGCATTGTCCGACGCTAAAATGAAACCGCAAGAACTAGCAGAAAAATCTAAAGTTAGTAAATCGTCAATCAGCCAGTATGTGAACGGTTCACATCAGCCGTCTAACATAAGTAGTGGCAAGATGTCGAAAGTATTAGGTGTTGAGCCTATGTGGCTTATGGGTTTTGATGTACCAAAGAAAAAGGTATTAACTCCCGAAGCAGCAAAAGATGATTTTAGATTCTTGGAAAAATTTTCTCTCTTAGAAGAAAGGGATAAGAAAATTGTTATGGATATGATTGAATCAATGCTTTCAAGGAAAACAGAGAAGTAGGTCATCCCCACTTCTCCGCAAAAAGTTTTATAAAAGTATGCAGGTAAGCCAATGCGCCTGCATCTTTTATTTTGTCTAACAATGCTATGATTTCCTCTCTGTATTCTTCTCCCATTGTTACTCCTTTCGATATAAGCATCATACTTTATATTATTATTATAGAAAATTCGTTCTGACTTATCAAGAGTCTTTGCTATAATATTTTTTATGTTTTGATTAAAGAAAATATGCAGATTTATTTATATTTATACTGACAAATCATTTTATTTATTGTATAATTTATTTACAACAAACCATTTTAATAATATTTGCAAAATGGTAATAATAAAAAAGGAGCAGAAAATATGAGCAAGGAAAAAACTAAAGTTTGCAAGTATTGCAAAGAAGAAATTGACGCAAAAGCTAAAGTGTGTCCTCATTGCCGAAAGAAACAGGGCGGCAAGTTGAAATGGGTAATTATCATTATCATCGTTCTGGCTGTTTTAGGAATGGCAATGGGTGGTGGTGACGATGACAGTTCTTCCACTGATTCTCAGACAAAGAGTACTACCGCAACCACAGCGGCTAAGAAAGAAACTGCCAAAAAAGAAGAAACAAAAGAGAAAGAGAGCGTAAAGGTTGGCGAATCTTTTGAGAATGACGGTTTAAAAGTAACTGCTAAAAAGGCTGAATTTGGATATGATGGTGGAGAGTACTTTACTCCAAAAGATGGATGCGAATATGTAGCTGTAGACTTTACTTGCGAAAATATTGCAGAAAAAGGTGACAAGTATGTATCTGTATCTGATTGCGAATGCTATGCAGATAATTCAGCTTGCGAACAGCAATACATAGGAAACAGTGATTTTGTTAACACTAATTTGTCTCCAGGCAAGAATGTAAGCTTTACAGCATATTATGAAGTACCAAAAGACGCAAAGAAAGTGATTTTAGAATATAGAGCTTCATTTTGGACAGATAAGAAAGTAACTATTAATTTAAAATAATTAGTCCACTAATAGGAGAACTAACAAGAGGGAAGAACCAATTCTTCTCTCTTTTCTTTTTCCTCAAAATAATAAAAAGCACCTGTCGAAACAAGTGCTTTCGTTCTAAATTAATATACCAGTGTCAATTCTCTTTCATCATTGTGCACAAAGTCGTCCGCCTCTTTCAGGTTATCAAATGTTTTTACAATGTTCCACTCTTCGTCCTCGACACTGATTTTCATTTCTGTAATTTCTTCAGTGTCGCCGGACTCCACGATCTCGCCGTCTTCGTCATAGATTTCTGGCAAAATACAGTATTCCGTAATCAGGTAGCAGTCTTCGGTATTTCCGGAATAATAGGTAATATCTGTCTTATATTTTTTTAAAACTTCTCTTGCTTCTTCTAATGTGTCACAAGATTTTATTAATTCTTCGAAAACATCATCGCAGAAAAATGTACACCCCTGCACTATTTCTGAAATGTCTCTTTCTTTAATCTCTCGTGTGGCTTTGTAAATATTCCATTTCTTCATTTTTCTTCCTTCCTGCCGTCGTAACCTCCGCGGCGGGGATTTATTTGACTTTGCGATATTTTTTTGCTATAATATAGTTGTCCGCATATTATTATATGCGTGTGAGTAGAAACTATTTTGTTGACTATTAAGTCAATGGAGAAGGAGGCTGTTTTCAGCCTCTTTTTTCTGTGTCTAGCAACATTTGTAGATAATCCTCCCCTGTATCATAGTGTGGCATATTCCACAACATTTCCGCGGTATACCCCAATTTATGCAGTTCTTCTACCCTTTGCTCATATGATATTTTGTCATCGTTACAGGCGTACAAAAAATCGTACAAATCAGGAAATCGTTTTCTTAAGGCGGCATGAGTGTTTTTTTCCACTATGTCCGTTATCTTTCTCACTTCGGTTTTTCTGTCAGAGACTAATGCTTCGTGAATTTTTGACAGTGCCCACGAATCTACTTCGTCATGTCTTCCTTGCTTCCAAAGTTTAGCACGTCTTTCTCGCAGATCTAGCGCGAGTGATACAAAGAAAGCTTGTTCTGTTTTCTCTTTGAGTTCGTAAAAGTCCTCTTTTGCAGTTCCTGTAGATTCATTTTTCTTCAAAAAATCCAACATTTCTTTTTTTGCTCTTTCTGCTCCTTCTATCATTTTTTCTCCTCCTTATTAAAAAGTTTCCATTAATTTAGAACTTACAAGACTAGCATAATCTTCGGCTAATTCTTCTTTTGTCATATAGTTTCCAAAACAAATTTCAGCCTTGTAATTTTCTTTAGCAGTTAAGAAAAGATTAATAAACCACTTAGCCTCATTTACTTTTTCGATGTCAACCAGATTTTTTTCTCTGATTGAAGCCAGGTAATTGTTTTCACTTTCTTTGTTGAGTTTCAGACTCAGATTTAACGCTTTGATTACGCCATCTTTAATGTCCTGTGCCCATGCGATCTGTTTTATGGAACCTTTTGTGATTTCTCCCATATGCTTTGCTTCCTTCCATGCTTTTTTCAATCCTTCGGAGATGCAAAGACCTGCCTTCTTAACTAACTCCCATGCTCTTTTCATAATGTTTGATAAATTGTATTTTTTCATTTCTTTGTATCTCCTCTCTTGATTTACTCACATTATACACGATAGTGACTATTATGTCAAGAGAAAAATACACGAAAATATATTATTTTTTTCTTGATATTTATTTCAAAATAATGTACTATATATTTATAACGATTAAAGGAGGTTTCAAAATGGAAACACGATCAAGAAAAAGAAGTAACATATATAAAGGTAGTATCTCATATAGTAATTTATGGGACACGCTAGAACGCAGAGGGTTAAAGCGTTCTAACCTATTAGATAAGGAAAGTTTTAATCTTTCTCCGGCATTGGTCAACAAGCTGCGACACGATAGAAACGTGAACATAGATACAATTATGTATTTGTGCGAGAAATTAGACTGTCAGGTGTGCGACATCGTGGAATATAAAAAATAGTATATTTTCGTATATTTTTATCTTGGAATAATAGACATCATCGCGTATAATTGAATTAAACTAAGAGAAGAGATACAAAGAAATGAGAGGGTTGAGAAATAATGAAAAGAGCCGCTTTATACGTGCGAGTAAGCACGCAAGAGCAGAAGAACAGTGGATTGTCCGTTGATTCGCAGATAGATGCGCTTGAAAAATATTGTGAGGAGCAAGGTTATACGGTTGCTGGTGTTTATAACGATGCCGGCATATCTGCACGTAAAAAATACACAAAGCGCCCCGCCCTCTTGCAGTTGCTTGAGGATTGTAAGAGACATGAGATTGATATAATACTCTTCACACGCCTTGACAGGTGGTTTAGAGCCGTTGCGGGGTACTATGAGGTACAAAGTGTCCTTGATGCGTGCAAAGTGCCTTGGAGGGCTATCTGGGAGGATTATGAGACAGAGACAAGTCAGGGAATATTTAAAGTTAACATCATGTTGTCTGTAGCGCAGGCAGAGGCAGACAGAGACAGTGAGAAAATACGGTCCGTTATGGAATTTAAACGTCAGAACAAAGAGTATATAGGCGGAAAAGTGCCGGTGGGGTATCGCGTAGAAGGGAAAAAGATTGTAAAAGACGAGAAGATGCGAGGAATAATCGAGGATATGTTTGAGCATTATTTCCAGACGTTTTCCAAAATGGAAACAGCCGATTATATTTTGAGCAAATACCCTGATTTTATAAGGACTAGAACCAGGATAGTCAAAATTATGTCCAGTCCGGCATACCATGGGGAAATGTACGGTGTAAAGAACTACTGTGAGCCATACATAACAGAGGAACAGGCACAAAGAATTAAAGAGGTCTCCAGCCAAAAAAGTTGGGCAGATTGTAAGAGGCGGATTTATATTTTTTCCGGGCTGATACGTTGCCCGATTTGCGGTTACAGATTTTCTGGGCGCACGATGGCTAAGAAAGAAAAGAGATATAAAGTATATCAATGCCCCCGATCTGCCGCGAAGAAGCACAAGACATACACGCGATCTGAACCAAAATTAGAAAAATATATGCTTAATCACATCGAAGAAAAAATACAGTTAGATATATTAAGGGCGGAAGGTCGTGTGAAGGCAGCCGGAAACGATGTGGGAAAGAGAAAGAAAAAATTATCCAGTGAGTTGGGCAGAATCAACAAGATGTTTGAAAAAGGTAGGATAACAGAAGAATACTATGACGAAAGATATGAGGCTATATCAAAGGAATTAAAAGAGCTATCCCAGACCGCCGCAACGGAAGAGTTAGAAACTAAGAAAAAAATACAAAGTAAATTTCCTGACGGTTGGAAAGATATGTATATGCAGTTAGACGAACAAGGTAAGCAGGTGTTTTGGAAAAGTATTGTAAAAGAAATAAAAATATCCCCCAACGAATTTGTGGAGGATATTATATTTTTTTAGTTTTTGTTATGCAGTAACTAGCCGTAACCACCGGGTTAAAACCAGTTACTGTATAACAAAATATTAAAAATAAAGGAGATACAGTTACATTATACAGAAAGAAAGAGGACGTTTCAAGCGCCCTCTTTTATTTTTCGCAAAACCGAACGATATTCACGCGGATACATTGCTTCTATGGCTTTCATGTGTTCGTCAAGCACGCGTAACAAGTGCTCAAAGTCTGCTTTCCGGGCTACCTCTTTAAACTCAGATTCCGGCTCGGATGCGTAAGAATAATATGCTGTTTTTAGTGTTGGTTGGTTTGGTGCCTTATCTGGCTCCAAATTATTGCGTACATTGTATAAAATCGAAAGCCGTTCGCAAGTGGCGTAGGTTGTTTTTCCTGCCTCTAATGCCGCAATTTCGGCATTGATCTCATCCATATTAATCATTGCGGCACCCCTTTCTTTTATCGGTCTAATTCTGCTAATGCTCTACCTAACGCCGCCTGATCTGTGCTAGACAGATTGTTGTCGTGCATCATGTCTTTAATGGTCTCTTTTACCTGCATTTTTGCATCATTATAAGAGTAATGCCCCCTCACATAGTGCTGACCTCTACGGGCATTGCTATAATCGCCGTAATCCATGTCAGGATAACGCCCGCGGCTGTATCTTCCTGGCGTGTCCCAGTCGCCGCCGCGGCTATATTTGCTATCACCTTCCAGATACATGATTTTGTCGATATTTTTAATTGTGTCCGTCAGCTTGTGGACTGCCTCCAAATCCCCGGCGCTCATGTCGCCTTTGTTGGAAATCTCGTCTAACTCTCTGCACATCATCTTTTTTAATTTGTGTAATGATTCCATTTTACGCCCTCCTTTACGCTACTCTCTCGGCGATTAAATTGCTATTGGCTATACTAATCGCCTGCGTAGATGTATTTTCGACTGCGATCGTTATGCAGCATCCGCGCGGCACGTCAATAAACGCCGCCGTAAATACATTAAAATATTCGCCTACGGCCGCAGGTGTTACGATTGCTGTCGCACTATTTAATGGTTCTCCGGCGATTGCCAGGGCAATAGAAATAGGTGCCACAGTTCCACCGGCGGGTATGGCGATATTAGCGCCGAAGCTGACCTTATAGCGCGCCCTACACTGGTTTGTAAGACCTCTAAGGGTCACAATTCCTGCTCCCTCCCGGTGTGTAATACAGCTACCGCACTTTACGGCTGTCTCTGTGAGCGGTAAATTCTGCCCTGCTGCCACGGTTACGATAGTGCTATTGGTAAATTCTGCCACGTTATATCACTCCTTTTTTTAATAATAAACGGCGGAACGATTGCCCCGCCGCTATAAGCATCATCGGCACAAGCCGAACAATCCCGTCAACGCAGGAAGCTGCTAATTATAAAATTTTAGCATCCGCAACCGGTATTACATCCGCAGTTGCCATACTGGTAAGGCGCAGAAACCGGAAAAGCCGGCACTGGTCGAGGATTGTAATAAGTAAACTGACCCTGCATATACGCCTTTAAGGTTTCGTTCTGCGATGCCTGAGAGGCCGCTAACTGTGCCGCAAATAACTGCTGATTCTGCTCAGCAATCTTAGCGTCCTTAGCTTCGATTCTCTGTGCTGTAAGAGCATCGAGGATGGCTCTGGCGTTGTTGTTCTGGTTGTCAATGATGTCTCTTGTGTTGTTTGCGTTGTTGAAATTTGTCTGGCAGAAGCCGTTTGTAACTTCCTGCTGGATTGCATTAGTGTTCATCGCCATATTGTAGTTAACGCCTGCGATAGCCTGTTTGTTATCACAACAGCACTGTGCTAACTGTGCCTGCAAAGCGTTGAAACTCTGCATATCTGCAATCTGTCCCTGCTGGATTGCGTTTCGTGTATCATATCCATTCTGCTGGATTGTACTATTTGTTCCTGCAAATCCGTTGAGAAGAGAGGTATTCATCGCATAAAATCCGTCACAAATACCGCTGTTAATGGCATCACCCTTGCGCTCAAGGGAGGAAATGCCGCTATCAATCTGGCGCTGTAAGGTTGCAAAATCAGAAGCTAATACATAGTTATCTACCGCGCCTCCGCCGCCGTTATTCCATCCATTTCCGTTTCCCCATCCACAGAAGATGAAAAGGAAAAGAATGATAATCCACCAAGCACCGTTGCCCTCGCCAAATGCGCCGTTATTGTTGCCTGTGACTGCCGCCAAATCTGCCGGGCTCATTCCGTCTGTTGTTAATCCCATGAAATCACTCCTTTTTATTTATTTAAAACCCTTTAAAAGGTTTTGAAACTGTGTCGCCATACCCTGCAACTGGTTATACTGTTGCTGGCTCATTTGCCCGCTATTTAGCAGGTTTTGCACTTCCTGCTTCGGGTCCCCCTGAAACTGCTGTCTGAACTGTTGAAACTGCTGTATCATCTGCATTGGATTGAGATTCATTCAATACCCTCCTTCTTAACGTCTCCATTTGCCTTTCTAGGGCGTTTAAGCGTTCCTCGTAGTTAATTGGTTGGCTAGACTGCGAAAGCTCCGTTGTGGGTGAATCTGTGCCTTTACGCTTATACTCAAACACCTCTAAAAATGGTCTGCCTGTCTGGTCTGCTCTTTTTTCGTAAAAAATTGGTGCCTGACTGTCCCACAGGCGAACAAAAGAATTTGGTGCCACTAAATATGCCTCCGCCGCACCCTGTCCTTGCACCCAAATCCGTTCGTCCGGGTTGGTCTGCTGTTGCATCTGTTGGGGTGGTGTCTGCTGCTGTTTTAATCGGTTGAGCTGATCAAGATAATCCGGTTGTGGATATTGCGGATACTGTGGATATTGTTGTGGATATTGTGGATAACCGAACATTTATTTTCCTCCTTCCCTCCAATAGTAAATAGGTGTCATTGCTCCGCTGTCCCACGTATCGTAGTAATTGCCATCAATTACCGCTATAACGTGCCCTGACAGTGCTAAAATGTAAACCCCTTCCGGGTGATTATTTGCAAATTCCGAGACAGTGCAGGTCATATATTCGTCCGGGATTATATAACGGCTAAATCCATTGTCTTTGAGGTATGCACCCCACACTGCGTTAGCCGAGGGCATATCTGACAGCATCAAGCCATACAGCGCAAGCTGTATATATGTTTCTTCCCACGTCTGACCCATAGCCTTTGAGATAGCACGCACGGTACAGTCTCCCACTTTTGCCGCCGCTGGGTTAGGATTCCAATATTGATACATCTCTCTGCCCTCCTTATAGTTTTATTATCGCAAAAAAATAAGCACACCACCACGAAGACAGTGTGCTTATTTCTGCGCAATTTTTAAATCATCTTTAGTTTTTTAAAGACTGTTTATGTACGGGATCGCACCGGGAACTAACAAAATTTTTTCCACGGCGCAACTCCACAGCCCTTGTAATCCTCTCGTGCTTATATCCATTTTCTCGGCGGCTTGCTCCTGCGTTAATCCGTCAAAAAGCAAGTACTGTACAGTTTCGCGCTCCCGCAAAGTTAAGCGGGCACACGACAAGGCGTAGTCAATAAATTGTTTATCGCCTAATTTCCAGAGTTTTTTAATCAAACTTCTGTTCACTGCATCACCTCAACACGCAAAAATTACGTAAATTTATTTCGTTTTGTCTAGCCCTAAAATCGCTCTAACCTTGTCCGGCAATAAATCCGGGTTAATTTTACCGATATTTTCCACGATAGAGCCAAGTTCCATCAAAATGATGTATACGCACACGCCTGCGGCAATAGGCACCTGAAAGCCTAAGTCTACATATTTCTGGGCGTAATCAATAAGGTACGCAAGCACCACAAGCATAATAGAGCCAAATTTATGATACAATCCTTTTCTCATTTCTGAGGATTTCCACTTGTGGTTGGCACAGGCGGCTACTCCACCGCTAGCTAAGTCAAAAACTACAAAAATACAAGTTGTTAAAGGTAACATAATATCTACCATCTCCATTCCTCCTTAAAAATTATTTTTCTTTTGTTTTTATAAATTAATTAAAGCCCTCTTTAATTAATTAGTTTCCGCTTTCGGTTCTTCTTCAACCACAACGTCCATTAACTCATTGTACTGTTTCTCAGTAATCCTGCCGACCGCAAAGAATACATCAATCTTATTCTTTAAATCGTCTGTCAGACCGTTTCTTTCTTTAAGTTTTAATAATGTTCTATATAACATCTTCTATACCTCCAATTCTGTAAGTGCTACTGCGTATTCGCTGTTAATATAGGCTTCTGCCGCCTGTGTGTCGATGTCCTGCGTTTTTGTGTCCATATCATAGATATAATCACGATTGTCGTTTAACTGCTGTTTTACATAATTCCATCCATTAGCCATGCTAATCGGGTAATTAAATACTGTATATCCATCCAACTGTTCTGAAGTGACGCTGATGTTTGTAGTCGGATAATATGTTGCAAGTGCTTTAAGTGTCTGTACTTCTTCCTGCGTTAAGTCAATTTCTTGTGGTTCTGCTAATAACCATTCGGTTTTGTTTACAATAGATTGTGCATTATCTAACTTAGAAGAATCAACCATCTTTGCAATCTTTCCACGCTCCACATCCACATAATCTGCAACATACTGCTGTCCGTTGATTGTGACGTTACCACCACTTGAAACTGGAATTGAGTTAAGGATGATTGTTAACTGTATGGTCTGTTCTTTGTATGGTTCGTAAGTTGTTGCGTTTTCGGATAATTCTATCTGTGCTTTATCTTTTTCTGCTGTTTTAATGTCAAATCTGACATACATTGTTCCAATTGGAACTTGACCATTATTTCTATTAGCAGTATTAATGAATTTATAATCTTTGTCATATGCACATAATGTCATTGAAGCGTTAAATGAAACTTTTTTTCCACTATACGGAAAATGTATATACTTCTCAATAGCACAATAATTTCCGCTTAATGATTCATATATCTTACCTGTGTTGGTATCTAACGCCCTGTTTAATATAATTGGGAATTTTTTAGAATCAAACAAGTTCTTCCCACAAATCTTAATAACAGGATTTACCACGCTCTTAATTTCTTGCGGATAGTCAGGAGAGGGCGATGGTTGACCGCCGGTGTATGGTTCGTAGGCGGTGGCTTCGGTGCCGAGTTCGAGCATAGGATAAATCGTGAAATTATACGATTTTCCTACTGTCAATCCCTCTAAAAATAAACTACAGTATTCATTACTTGCACCTGTCTCAAATGTGCAACTTAATTGATTTTGCATAATTCTATGTATTTGATAATTAGCATCGTCCAATTTAGTTCGCCCTAATTTTAAACCAATCACAACATCTGAGTTTTTGTCAGCTGAAAAAGTATACGTTGCATTATCAGTATGGCATTCATTATTTATTTTTGTAATATTTGACCATGTAGATGTTGAAGTACCCGTCACAGATATACTTCCATCCGCATTCATTGTGGGCAAAAGACCATTTGTAGCTCCGTGTACATTGAGTTCGGATAATTTCAGTAAATTCTTCCCCATGGTACTTTTCTGCTCGCTCTTTCCATACAGAACCATATCCATGATTTTGCCATTATCGGAATCAGTGATGTGCGTTTCACCCTGATTTGATGCATAGAACTTTGTAATTTTGTTAGATAAATCTTCCTTTATCTTACCAATTTCTTTTTTTAGCGGGCCAAGGTCTTCTGTTGTTTTCCCATGTTTTGAGAGTATATACGCCTCATCTCCCGTTAAACCACTTTTTCTCATGTCCTACACCTCCCTAAAGTAAAAACCACTTGCTATCAGGGGCGTAAAAGCCATATAATTCCCCTGTGTCTACGCATAACGCCGTCGAACCACTTGCAACATAATGAGGTAATTTATCTACTTCGGAAGACTTTCCCCAGTAATATCGCTTACTTCCGTCCGTATCTATACAATCCCAGCCGCCTAAATCGTGTATAACATCTCCTTTGCGGTATGTCTGTCCGTCAATAATTATTGTTCCGCTAGCTATCATGCTTCCACCTCCTTATGCATAAATCTATCAGACAGCTCTAGCAAGCGATCTGCGAGCATCTCATTTTGTTTTGTAAGCTCTTCTATTTTTTTGTTTAGTTCTGGTATGGACGGCGTGTTATCGTTAAATAGGTGTTCCGGTTCTTCTCGGTCAACATTCTCAACGATTTCATACTTTCCTTCCTTATTTGCCTCGATATGACACGTACCATTTTCGTTGCACCACTGCGCAGCTTTTGGTGAGTATAAACCATCAAATACGTATCCAATATAATATTCTTCCATAATTACACTCCTAACACATATCTTAGTACAAACCCTTGATTGTTAACAGCTATTCCGTTTTGTGCGTTATTAGATTTATTATTGTCAGTACCCTGTATAAATGTATCAACGATATATAAGTATTTATTCAATCCGTAATATGGATTGCTCATTAGCATACCATCTCCAGGTCGCCAGGCAACGTGCTGTTTAGGTACAAAAAACGACGTCCACCACCAATTGTCGCAAGCCCCATTACTATAATGACTCCAGACAAATACGGCGCCGGTCGGTTGCATTGATATTGGCTCGTTTAGTGTAAATTTATGCTCTGCAAGCATCCAGTATCCTACGCTGTTAGCATCCCACAGGATGTTATTTTTGCCCAAGATGCACTCTACGTCATTAGATACAAATTGGATGCGGTGGTTATCGACATACATCCCGGTTCCCATAGACTCGTACAAGTCACTGTATGTTGAGCCGTCCTTGACGGTCAACGAAAGCCCTGTGGTGTCCTTGGTTTTATCGTAATACAATTCCAGAGCCGCCTTGCCGCCGCCATGGATGTCGTCTGGGTTTGTCTGCTGGGTGGAAACAACAATGTTGCGGTTGGATTGCATCACGGAGCCGGAGCCCTCATAAGTTTTATCGCCGTCCGTGTTAGTGATCACGATAGGTGCTGTACCAAACCGTACAATTTCGTTGCTACCGTTTCGCACCGCCATCCCGTTACTGTCTAATAATGTATTTTGTTTAAGGGTGTTCCCTCTCATGTCGCCAACTATCAGTCCAACACCATCTATATAATCAATAAAATTTGTTGCAGTTTTAGCTGCATTAATAATTTTTTCGTTCTGTAACCCAAAATTTTTAGCGGTTCCTTTTTTAAATCTTTCATGCGATTGTTTTACTTTTTCTGCGGCTGTATCATCTGTTGGTGGAGATGTAAGATTTCCAGTAAGCCATGCTTTTCCACCGGAGACACGTATTTTTACCGTATCCCCAGATTTGCAGTTAATAGCCATCTGCGCAGGGGTTTCATCTGCTCCGCCGTCAATGTGGACATATGCTGTTTTTTCGTCAACCCGAAGGACTTTTGCGACTGTATCGTATGCTTTTGTTTTGCTTTGCTTCATCGCCGAGGCAATCTCTTTTACAAATTCATTCAATGCTTTCCACCTCTTCCTTTGTGCGGCAACCATGTTCCAGGGATAGCGATTGTGATGTTATTCTAAATTTTCCGGTAAGGTTATGCCGTGAATAGTTTAAAAAGACCACATCGCCCAGAAGAACGTCCTCGAAAAATCGCCGGCTGTACTGTATCGTTCTGGCAGGGCTTTGCAATTCTTTTAGCTTTCTAACGGCGTATGCCGCTATGTTTTCCCCAGAGGATAATTCAACGCCTGTTTCCGATTTCCACACTTCCCTACCACGATTTACCGTTGATAAAAAGCTATCTGGACTATCATCCCTTGCAATAGCCGCTCCGTAATCATCGTGTATCGCCATGAAACAATTTGGTGTGTCATACCAATTAAATGTGTCTGTTACGTCACACTCTATGATGTCATTTGCGTTAATTCCCACTGTAAGACTGCTATTGTTATCGTTTGCGCAGATAACAATACTTCCATCGCCAAGTATTCGTATGCGCCAACCAATGGCATCTAATATGTGTAGTGCCATTGTGAGCCTTGTTTCCCCATCTTCCGCAACGATATTATCTGTAGTTATCGGCGATGTTCCCTCGACATACACAGGGGCAGGGATACAATCATTGAGCAGATTTTTAATCTGCTTTGCTCCGCTGCCGGCTGGTGCATAATAACCACGCGGCAGGATCACATCATCTGCCGGCTTGAGAACGGAATAACAGTCAATGTTGTAAGTTTCCCTAACACCATCAAGCTTTCTTTCCGGGAAGGCAGTCAGGCCAGTAAACAGTGCTACTTTTGCTCCTGACCCTCCCTGTTTAGCCTGCAAGTAAATGCGTACCCAGCACTCACTGTCTGTTATCTTTTCTGTCATTGTGACAGAGGCAGATTCCTTTAAATCTGACGTACTGTCCCGGTCAATACTGCCCTCAGTAAATTCAAATTCTTGCTGATCCGTCCACGTCTTGGGGTCAACTGTAGTCAAAATATATCTTGCTGAAAATCCTTTGCTCCAATCCATCACATCACCTCGTTAGGATGCTCTGCGCTCCACTGTTCTTCCGTCACAGCATCCAGTTCTTCCGAATCCACTTTTTTAATCGTTAGTGAAAAATCTGTCCGCATTTTGTTATCGTGGTCATTTTTCTCCGATACCTGTATATCGCAGGAAAATGACGAGCCGTCCGGCGTTCTAACGTGGCATATTCCGGGATACGTTGCGAGCCGCCTCATTTGCTCAATCATCATTGGTTCTGTTAGCGAAATACTTACTGCATCAATTTTTAAATCACGTGTGACTGCAGGGTTCCAGTCACCTTGTACAGAGCCACCAAGGTATACTGTCCTCTCAAAATCTTTATCCCATGAGTTATCTAAATCAAGGTTATACTGGATTTCGATAGATTCACCGTCAAAATCAATGATTGCCTTTTCATGGGCTATCGAAAATTCGTTGTATAACCACGCAAACGAGCTATCTACTGTTATATAGTCACCGTTGGCGGTTTTATTTACAACCAGTATGCCGCCGTACTCATTTAACGCTGGGTATGGGTCAACATATTTCTGTCCATAAACTCCATTTTCCAGAATCAATTCCGCTCTGTCTACACTCATCCGGTACAGGTCAAATGTATCCCCATCAGCATATGTAGTTGGTTTAGCAACAACAACGCTCGCTGTTTTGTTGTCTTCGCTTGTGCTTACGGTGGCCGTTGGTACTTCCGGTTGGTGTTTCCACCTCACAACAAACGGTATCTTTTTTTCTGCCACATGATCATAAATATCTGTAAATGCAATCTGTATGCTGTACCTTGCACCGTCATCCATCTGTCCGATCAGGTCGCTCAAGCCAATAGTGTAGCTGTCTGTTTCACTACCAATAAAACTAGCAATAATTTCGTTGGAAAAATGTTGTTCCTTTAATCCGTCCGGGCGGAGAATATAATAATCTTCGTCTCTGACAATCGTTACTTTTGCTGTGCCAGCAGAATCCCCAAAGGACGGGGCTATCGTTAATGGTAGCTGTTCTAAATAATTTGTTGTGCTTTCCGATGATTCCGGTACTGTCTGGTCGGCTGCCTCCGTGGTAACATCGCCAGAATTATATACCGTTGTTTCCGAGACGAGATTCGTTGCAACGTTGTCTATTGTAGGTTTTGCAACAATTTCGACAGCCACAGAATCTGACCATGCCCCCTCTTTACCTCCCTGTGCTGTAACCATTGTTTTTAAATAATGGATTTCTCCTACATTCCACAGATTGCTCAAAAGACCACTTGCAGTATAGATTTTATTAATGTTTTCAATAGTTTCCGATAATGTCTCCATGCCGGAAGACATCATTAAAACAACAACGTTTCCATCTTTGCCTTTAACCGGCTCATCGTTAACCGCTTCCGCTATTTTTATGCTCGCTTTGCTGTTTCCGGTGTAGCCAACACTGCAAATAACTGTATCGTCCATGGCAAGATAATTTTCCGTTGTTGCAAGCGTAGGAGTCGTTGGTGTCTCACTCAGCGATACAGAAACCGTATCAGACCAAGGAGACAGTACTTCCTCGTCCCCGGACGTATCCCGCAATCTTACGCGGAAATAATATGTTTTTGCCGATTCCAGGGACCCGATATGCCACGTTGTTTCCCTGTCCTCTACATCATAAGTAGTTGGGGCGTCCGTACTAATCCATGCGTCCTCATGGTCTGCCCACGCAATGGTAGCTGCATCTGCATTTTTCCACGACCAGTCCCATGTTAATTCTACGGTATCAGATGCTACCGCCATTGCAGTTATATTTTTCGGTGGGACTGCGATTTTTCGTGTCTCTGAGTAAACCCACCCTGACTGCATGAGGGGGCTAAGTTTGTAGGTGATGCCAGATGCTCCGTTTTGAGGTGCAGAAGTTCCGGTAAAATTCTTGAGAGCGATCTGGTATTCAGTGCCGCCGGAAACGTCCGGACACGTAACTGTGATTGTGCCCTCCTTGTCAGTGATCGCGATAACGCCTTTTTCCTCGTTGTCTATTTTCATCCAGATTGCTGTTTTGGCGTCAGGAACCTCTGTCTTTCGCTCAACACTATTGATGGTAAGTGTTGTTCCCGTTGCCGATACCGTATCAAATGACGGGGATTTCAAAGCTCCTCGTGCCGCTACTCGTGGCTCAGAATATGCATATTTTTTGTCATGCGTACTTTGCACCCTTGTCCACATGATCTGGTCTTCCGCTATACCATCGTCTGTGTTAAAATCTGCTGACACCGTATAATCATGGTACGCAACAGTTACTCCGGTACTCCACGATGTGCCAGTATACCTCTCTCCGCTTTCTGGCGTGTCTATGGCGTATTGTAACTCCATGGAATCCACAGGGCGGTCCTGCGGCGATGCCTGCACCCAGTTTGCCCATACATAGCGGCTAGAAGAGCCTATCTCTTTGCTCCCTGTGCTCTGTATGTTTGGACGCTCTGGGATGCTGTAATAATGGTATGCATAGCCCCAACCGGAATCTCCGGCACATCCTCTTGATTTTACCCTTACAATACGGCAAAATGTCATACTCTGTGTTGGGGAACCATCCTCTGTTATTTCCCATGTACCAGAAGCCCCTGTATAAGCCGAATTGGCAAAGCGAGCATTCGCAATGGCACCCTTATAGTTTGTCATTAACGCGGTCTGTACCTGTGTCCTTGCAAAATGTCTTGCATCATTCGCCTCGTATGAGGTATTCCAGGTAAACGCGCCTTTATTTGCACCGGTATCATCAAGGGAATAAGAAACAGAAGGGGTATTTGGTGCATAAATGGTAAACGTCTTTGTAGAGGATGCGGCTGTATAGGTATGCTTTTTATCGCTTTTTGTTTTGCCCTTTACCTTAAATTCTATTGCGTTTAATAATTTTGATGAGACAGGATAATATTTTTTTGCATCAAGTGCTACTGTTCTTTTTGTTGCTGATTTTCCCACATCTATTTTCTTCCACTCTGTCCAATCCCACTTAGAAGCACCGGCATTTTTTGTATGTAGGCGGTACCACAGCCACTGCCCATCCTCATATTTTTTCGCCGGTATTTTCCAAGATATTGTAAATTTCAAATTGTCTCTCGATATAGACAGACCGCTGGGAGCAGCAGACTTTTTCTTTTTCTTTGCCATTATGCCATTTTCACCTGCCTTCTAAGCTCGCTTGCCATCCTTCTTCCCCATTCTTCTGGGTTATCTGCACCGTTTACAGTTACATTAATAGTTACATCGTTTTTTGTTCCCCGTGTTGCCTCTCTAATGTCACTCATCAGCCTGCTACGACCGTATAGCATTTCGTCTCCTGCTTCTCCCGCCCCAAACAATGTGGCATCAGAAAATACATATGGACTTTCCATAGCCTTTTTATACCAGCTAATGTGGAATGATGGCAGAGATCCCTTTCCGCCAATACCAAATGGAGCCTTTCCGCCAGAAACACTTAAATGTGGTAGGTTTAGATGTGGTAGAGACCAGCTAAATTTTAAAGCACTCTTGAACCGTCCAGGGAAACTTTTTACCAAGGATACCGCCTTAGTAAAGATACTTTTAACAGCTGATGGTATCTTAGTAAATGCCCCTTTAACAGCGGATAAAATCCCGTTGCCCCTAAACGCCCCTTTGAATCCGTTTACGGCATTTTTAGCAGCAGTCTTCAGGAGCGATGGGAGATTTTTGACCCCTTTTATTATGCCGGTAACAATGTTTTTACCAAGTGAAAACCAGTTAAATGCTGTAAATATGCTTACAATGGCTGTGATAATTTTAGGCAAATTAGCAATTAATAACGGAATCGCACGAACTAAGCCAATCGCTAAATTTGTTATGATCGTTACTCCTGTTGCAAGGATTTTCGGTGCGTTATCGTTAATAATGCCAGCCAAATTCGTTATGATTGTAGGTACATATGCAATCAATACAGGAATAGAATTAATCAGCCCTTGAGCAATATTCTGGATAAGTGTCAGGCCTGCATTTATCAATTTGCCTGCGTTGCTCCTCAATGACTCTGTAAATTGTGTCAGCATCGGCAACGCCTGCCCCAAGAAGGTCGGGATGCCCTGAGTCATGCCGTTAGCGATAGTCGTCAGCAAATTAACTCCGACCGATGTAAATACATTTAGCCCTGTGGAAATCGTAGAGGCAAGATTATTTAACAGTTGGCTGACAGCAGTTGTAATACTGCCAGAATTTTGAGTAACGCTTGAAATTAAACCGTTTATGAGGTCGCCGCCGATTTTTGTCAGCCCCGGCAACTGGCCGCTAAAATTAATCGCATCTTGCGCCAGTTTGGAAAGGGCGCCGCTTATGCCGCCAGATTCCATCGCCTCAGCTAATCCACTAACCTCGCTTGTTATACCTTTGATGGCACCGCGGATAGTACCTGAAAAGGTATTGTAAAAAGCAAGTTGCAAGCCTTCTGTGGCGCTGGATAGCAAGGTTATGTCGCCCTGCAAGTTATCTAACTGCGTAGCTGCCTGTTGTGCCGCGGAGCCGGAAGAATCCTGTATTCCTTTCCAAAATTTTTGTACAGTCGCATCACTTGATGCGGTCATTTTGTTAAATGCCTGCAAGCCTTGCGTTGTAAAAATTGTTGCAAGGGCATTGTTTTTTTGTTCCGCTGTCATACCCTGCAAAGAGCCATTAAGCTCGTCTACGAGGTCGTTAAAATCCTTTGCTTCGCCGTTTGATTTATAGGCAGATACCCCCAACTGGTCTAAAGCTTTTGATGCGTCATCAGTCGGTGTATACAAGTCTGCCATTGCCCTGTTTAACGCTGTAGATGCCTCGGAGCCTGTCACGTTCTGCTCTGCCAAGCGAAGTAAGGAAAGCGTGACACTGTCCGCCGCTTGACCGTAGTTTTTCGCTGTGGCAGCAGAACCGGAAAAAGCTTCTCCAAGGCCTCTTACATCCGTATTAGCAAGAGTAGCACCCTTTGCCATCAAATCGGCATAGTAAGATGCGTTACTCATCGAGTCACCAAAGCCTTTTACAGCTCCGGCAGTATATGATGCCGATTCTTCCAGACTCATAGCACCGGCAGAGGCAAGGTTAAGTACCGTTCCGATACCGCTAATCTGCTCATCCGCCGACAAGCCAGCCTGAGCAAGGATATTCATTCCTTCCGCCGCTTCCGTTGCGGTGTACTTTGTTGTGCGCCCCATTTCCTCAGCCTTGGCTTTGACGTTCCCTATTTTGTCTACGGTTGTTCCCATGGTAGCTGCTACCTGAGACATTGCAGTATCAAAATTCATTCCGGCATCTATTGATGTTTTTGTAAATGCAACGGCGGCAGCAGAGCCGGCCACCATAGCTGTTTTAGCTACTTTCCCGACCGCTTTAAATGCCCCGCCAATTTTTGATGTGGACGAGCTGGCGTTACCTTCTGCGTCTTTCAGCCCCTGCTTATATGCGGTGTCTTTGATTGCCAGAGTGACAAACAATTCCATCACATTCAATCACTCATCACCACCAATCCGGCTTTTTTAATGACGTCTGCGGCTATTTCTTCGCCAGTCTTTGTTTCTGTTTGCTTTTTATCGCTATTAATTAAATCAAAAAATGATACATAAAGATATTTCCCACCGAACGCCTGCGAAATGCTTTCGGTTACATATTTCAGCCCATCGGCCATGTATCGCTTGTAAATTAATTCCTCTGTATCGTCTAAAATCTTAGCTTTGACATACAGAAGGAAGCCTTTTACGCTTTTTCCTCTGTATTCTCCTGCGCATCTCCAGAGTGTCCGTCTGTTGCGCCTGTTGGCACTGAGAAAAAAAGCTGACGTACCTCCGGCTCATTGACGAGGTCAACCATACCTTTGATAACATCCATTAACTTGTGCGTTTTCTTGTATTCCTCAACTGTCTGTAATTCAAACGCCGCTAAGATTCCGATTACATCATCTTTGTGTGTTTTTAACAGTTTAGGGGCTGTTTTAGCGCCCCTAGCAAAGATTTTGATATATTTATCACCTTCCCGTGGCGCAAGTTCCCGGCACAAGCTGAGTGCATCATCATCATCTGCAATGTTTCCGATGTGTTCGAGAGAATTTGCAATGGCTTCTAAACCCTGTTCTGCTGTTAATTCTGATAATCTCATGCTTTACCTCCTACGCCGCTTCGCCTGTTTTGATATAGACCTCGTAAGGTACTGTCTCTGCGTTCTTAATGCTGTAGTGCCCTGTGTATTCAAAATCAAAATTTCCTTTGGATTTATCATCTGATTTAATCTTAAATCCACCTGTTGAGAGGGCGTTCATAATTTTAATCGCGATAAATCCGGCGGAATCTCCGGAATTTTCGTCCGAATAGTCGCCTATCCACCAGATATCCTTAAAATCTTCTGCTTTTAAATCCGCTCTTGGTGTTACTTTGTTTCCCGCTACGTCTGCCGCCGCCATAAAGCTTTTAGCCTGCGCGGTATCCATTGTAACGGCTGTGCCTGATAATTTTACTTCAATAGATTCGATTTCTTTGAGTTCCATTGTGTTTTTAGGTACATTGTCAATATCTTCGCCGAAATCCGTAAAGGATGGCTCTGCGCTAAAGCTACAACCGCCGCTAGTTGCCATGAGGATGTTAGTTGCTGTTATGGCGCCCGTTTCTGGCTCAAAAGCTGATACAATAATACCGGCGTTAATCTGTATTTTTTTGAAAAGGTCAGAAGGTACCTGCGTATACTTCATTTGCTCACCTCGTTAAATAGTTATAAATTGCATAGTTATTACTGTGTATCTGCGTACTATTGACGAGTCGGCTTCATCAACTAAAGGAGTCCAAGGTTGGTCTTGCGACAGAAAAATGATTCCATCATCGCACTTGACCGTGGTTCCTCCTTGCAACCTGTCGCTGATTTCTTTTGCCTTTTTGTTTGGGACTGCCTCAGATTCTGTGTGATACCAGACATTTACGACGCTAGCGGCGGCCGCACCTGTCCACCAATTTGCTATAATTGGTTCGTATGTGATAAAAGGAAATGCGGTATCTTTTGGCACCCTGTTAGACGGATGTGCAGTTATGCCGAAAGACGACCAAAATTGATATAGTGCCGCCGTTGGGGTCATGACGTTAACTCCCACTTTTCCGCCGGAACCTGTGCTATGTCTAAATTAGACGATGCAGGGGTTTCTTTTTCTCCCGCAGTTGATGTAACTCTAAAAATTTTCCCGTCTTTTGTTTTTAATACATCGTGATAGTCTAGTTGTACTGTTTTAGCTGTAGTAATTGTATATGTTGCTGTTACGCCCTCTTTCTCTGCCACCCTGGCAGACATAGAGGTATCTTGGATTATTGCCGCCTGTATTTTAGCGCCCTCGACCCACTCGGTAATAAATCCACCCTCGCCGTCAGAAGTGCGCTTTTTATCCATGAGTATACAATCCTGTAAAAATTCATTGATCAAACTCATGCCATTTTCCTCCATGGGTTCAGGCGCGCCCTAAAGGCATCTTGCCATGTGTAGGTCTCGCCCTTGCTATTTGTTGCTCTGCTGTACGAATAGCCGCCAAATGACTCCGACTGGTACGCTCCTAAATTGCCGTTTTTCGCTTGCCACTCGCTGATTTCGTCCACCAGTGACAAAAACGGTTTAGGGATAGCCAGTGGAACCACTACACCGTCAAATGTCTCCTCCTGTAATGGGGCAGCATCGCCTTTTCGATACTGATAAACCCCGTCATTAAAGATAGAGCCACTGATTAAATAGTATTGCCCATCCTGTAAAGGGAGGCGAATCGCGGTGCCAGAATAACGTAGGTCTTCGGCGCTTGTCGTTGCATCTATGTGCGTGTCAAAAATCCATTCCCCGATTGTTATTTTGCCTGTGATCGCCGCCCCCTTGACCGGGAAGAAATTGTGAATGTGATTCATGATTTCATAAAGCACTCAATCAACCCCTTTTATTTTCCGTTCGAACTTGCTTTCGAAACGGCGCTTGATACTTCCGGGATAGTTTCTGTAGTTCCGACAGTAACTACGCAAACACCGTCAAGGTATTCTGCCCACAGTTTCATCCCCATAATGGCGTATGTTTCGCCTGTGGCGTTTGTATAGTTGCCGCCTGCGTGGAATCCAATCAGATTTGTTTCGCCAGATGTTGTGTAGTCCAGGCCAAGCTTTTTGAAATCGCTGTCACCGGGATCAATATAATATAAATCAATATTTTCCACCGGTGTTGCGATGACGGTTTTTGCCGGGATGTAGTCGTCAGGGAGGAGGAACAGTGTAGAGAAGCCAAAGAAATCTTTGATATACTGCAATCCAAACATTGTCTGTACGGTAATCTCTTTATCACCTAACCAGTCGTAAAAATCCATTACGTTTGCAAATCCTACGACTTCGGTTACGTTTCTGTTCATCCCTGCGAATTTATTGAGTACAGCACCTTTTGCGATTGCAAGCGCTTTCTGCCATTTTTTCTGTGTTCCTTTTAATGTTCCTGTTTTTAAAAACGTGTAAAAGTCTTTTAAAACCTTGTTCTGCAGCTCGACCATAAAGGCATCATCTGTCTTTTCAATTGCGACTGTTGCGCCCCATTTTGACACAGATTCAAGAGATAAAGATTTAGCGTATTTTTCTACGACAATATCTTCTCTTTTGCTTTCTACGACCTTAAACTGTGTAAAAGGGATTGCCTCTCCCTCACCCACACTTGCGCCGCCCTGTAAGGCTTCATCCTTCATCTGCGCTTCATAAGTCGCTAAGCTAGTGCCCGGCTCTTTTCTGATAGGTTTAAAGATTCCTAAGATAGTTCTTAATGCATCCCAATTTTTGTCAAATCTTGTTACAAAATCAATTTCTCTCGCTTTGAGAGCGCTATCTGTATTTAATACAGTGCTAGTGGTTACTCCTGCCATTATCTACTCCTTTCAAAAACCAAAAAGTTCGTGATTTTCCGCAATCGCTTTCTGACGTTCGCCCGCATCTTTAATTTCCATGATTTCTTTCTTGGTCATTTTCCCTGGTTCTCCTCCCGGTGGGTTTGATACATTAGCGCCTTGAGTCGTTTCGGTTGTAATATAGTCGGCATACGCTTCCTTGATGCCTTTTTCTACCTCTGTTGCGTTCTCAAGTTTGCCGTCAGCTCCGATTTTTAAATTATCAATAGTCTCTTTTGACGCTTTCAGGGCAAGGCTAATTACTTTACTAGACACGCCGGAATCTTCAAGCATCTTTTTGTATGCGGCTTCTTTCGCATTGTACGATGCCTTCTTGTCCTGTTCGGCCTTGTAGCCTTCAAAATCTGCGTGTTCCTTCTCGTACTTGCCTTTCCAATCATCCTTTTCGTAGTCCTCCAATTTCTTCTGGAGGTCTAAGACTTTCTCCGCATCCTCTTTATATTTACTAATCTCACTCTTAAGACCCGTAACGGTTGCAGAGTGTTCTTCGATGATCGCGGAAATTTGTTCGTCTGTAAGTGTCATGCTCTTTAAAAAAGCTCTTGTTAATGCCATTTGATTACTCCTTTTCTTCGAGGGATTTCTTTCCCTAAATGACTTTATGTGTAAATCGCAGTACTTCGCGATTACTTTCTAAATGTTTTTGCGGCTTTGAGGGATTTTGTTCCAAATTTGCCGTCAATTTTTAATTTACATTTCGACTGGAAAATACTAACCGCATCTTCCGTCTTTTCTCCGTATTTGCCGTCAATTTCTAATTTTGAGCCGATAGCCCAGTTTAAAAACTTCTGCAATTTTTCAATTTCCCCTCTTGCGCCTTTTAACACTGTAATACCGTCTAAAAACGTGTAATAGCCTCGTGGCGGCAATTCGGGGAGTTTCCCGGTGTATTTAACCTTTTTTGTTGTTTCTTCCTTCTGTGCCACCGCTGGGAAGCCATGATATAAAATATTTAAATCAAACTTTCCGCCGTTGCCGGTTGAAACCTTGGTCGGAAACACGCCAGAGCTAGTATACTGCCATGCCATGAGATCAGGCACGTTTGCAGGCTTATAAGATTTGTTTGGTGTCGCTTTAAATGCCATGCGGTTATAGCCTTTGTAATAACGTGCAATCCACCAGTTTTTACACTTGACCTTGTTTTTATTAATATGCTCTGAAAAATACGACATCCCAGTGTAAACGCCAAATTTATAGCCTCTTGACTCAACGACAGTCTGTGCCGCATTGATAATCTCAGCAATCTTTACCTTGCTCATCCCTGCCTGCACTTTGTCCTCAATATCAAACCAAACACCGTACTTAAAATGCTTTTTGTTGACTTTGTCGAGAATGTCACACACAAGCTCCATGTCCGACTCAGCTTTCGCCGTTGAGGTTGCGTATGTGTAGTTGTATACGCCCCATGGGATACCCAATTTCTCACACTTTTTATAGTTCTCCTCAAATTTTTTATCTTTACCTAAATCCTTGCGGATAATCTTAATGATCGCACCATCACAACCGTATTTCTTTACTTTTTTCCAGTCGATTGTGCCGTTGTATACCGACACGTCAATAATTTTCTTCTGCGTCATTTCCTCACCCTTTCCATCTCAGCACATATAAAATCTTCTGATTTCCATTGATAACTCTGTGTATTTTTTTATATGTTCCGCCTGCTTTTTTAGTGCTAGTGCTGGCCTTTCCGGCATCCCACCACACCATTTTATTGTTCTCATTTATCCCTGCAAAAATATTGGTATGTAGGCGGTAAAAGCAAATGTCGCCGAGCTTTAATTTGTTTTTATAATCTCGGGGTAATTTATTTACTTTTATCAATCTATATCGTTTTGAAATGGCCTTTTTTGTTCCTGCGCCCTTATAGACAACTGTTCCGTTTTTGTTGCAATAAAACAGTTGTCCCGGTTTAAGGATGCCTAATTGCTGTAGGCAATAGCATACATATGACGCACAATTACTTACCTTTTTCTTCTTTGCACCCGCCCAGCTATTCGCCACATTCTGCGAGTATTTAAACTTTTTATCAGTAAAATACTCTGCCGTTTCCTTTGCCTTGACGAGTAAAGACAATCTGTCCATTATCCCATCGCTCCTTTTAATTCGTCTGCAATAATTGCTGTATATTCTTTTGCGTAATTTGCCGCCGCCGGTTTTAAATACGGCTGTGCCCTCTGACCGTTTGTGATATGCCATTGTCCCTTATCGTCCTGATAAGTCCATGGGGTTTTTCGTCCACCTTTGTAATACACGCCAGTTCCCAACTCTACATAGGCGGCATATTCTTCGTTACTGCCTATTATCTCTGTGAGATTTTCCAAGTCGGTCCGATGCGTAATACTGTTTCTCAATGCGCCTGTATCGACCGGGCAAAGGTCTTTTGCGTGCCCTTCTGCAGTGGATCCTGCCTGTTCTAACGCTCTTGCAAGTGCCATGGTGGTCTTTAAAATTACTTCATCCACATGGCTCACAACATCAATATCCGCCATTATATTTGCCCCCTTTGCGTTGCTAACCATTCGTAATAGGTCATGTCTTCTACGACTTCGTTTCTGCCTGTTTCCAGATTTTTGACACGTATCATTCGCGGTTGTGCCAGTTCGGCGGGTAGTGCAGTTCGTTGCGTGCATCGACAGTTGTAAACTTCCGCCGGGATTCCGCTTGGGTCTCCCGGATACATAAGACCGTTTGAGTACGCCATGTTAAACGGTACTTCCTCACCGTCTAACGCTCTGTGGCTATCTCGTGTCCTCAAATCCTTTGTCGCTGTCCAATGCTTAACTACATCAATTCCCATCTGATAGGCTTCCTCGTATGCCGCCTGCCTGCCCCCATTTTGCGCCCCTGTGAACGCTGTGCGGGCGTTTCTAATTGCGGCAGTATGATTCATGCTTGTAACGTCCTGAAATCGCCCTGCCAGCTTTCCTATGCTGTCACCCTGCAATATTCCTTGCAATAGTGCATTTTGCAATTTCTTCTTGTTCCAATGCACATCTTTGCTTTTTAGTACTCTTCGGGGTGGAAGAATCTTCTGCTTTTTGACCGTCAGCCGCTTAACTGTGTGCTCGTCAACCAAATTAAATGCAATATCTCCAATCTCTTTTATCTGCTTATCAGACATAAGAGATTTAATCATGTATGCCTCAAAATTACGATTGAGGGCGATAATAAGAGGGGTCTTCTCGTTGATGTATGCCGCGGCAATCTCATTTGATTCCGTCAGTCTCCGCGCCATGTCCTCGCGGAGTGCCTCCCACCTCTGCCCTCTGCCATACTGATTCATCAGCCATGTTTCAAATTCTTTCTTGCTGTACTTTCCTGCCTGGTATGCCGCATATTCTTTGGCGTATCGCCTGGAGAATTGTTTAAAATAGTTTCTCGCTTTGCCGTCAAGCTCCTTTTCAGCCTGTTTATATACGTCTGCTAACCGCTTTTCTAACTTTTGCAGCTCCTGCTCTGTCCACTTGTCGGATGGATACATAGTTATTCATCCCCTTCCGGCGCATCTGGTTCAGGTGGCTCTGTGTAGCGGTTATATGATTCTTCGTCCAACTTTGTCAAAATGTCCGGCACTTCTTCTGGTGCGACAAACGGTAATTTTTTCAGGATGGTTTCTTCATCCAGATAATTTGCCGCCTCAAGAATCATATCTGTACGCTCCTTCTCGTTACTGATTCTGTTCCGTTTAAATTGCGGTTCGTCATCAATCCCCGCAAGTTCCAGAATCTTCTCGATCGCATCGCCTACGAAGTACTCAAAATCATCCGCATTATCGTCTAGTGGTTGATATGCCGCATCGATATGGTCGTTTGTTGCTCCGGCGGCTATGGCGTGTACATCCAACGCACCGAAGTCCTCATAAATTTCTGACCGCATCTGCGTGAGAAACTCCTTTCTGGCCGTATACGGCGGTTCTTGCGTGTACGCCTGTACCTGCCCCTCCTCAGCCTTTGCGATGTGCTGAAATTTGAGCCGGTCCCTAAATTCCGCCAGCTCATCGTCTGTCATACCGTCAGCATTAGAGATGAGCCAATACATCTGTGCACAGTCGTCCAGATCATTGGCAAAACCACTTTGCACCGCGTCGTAGGCATCAATCTTCGACTGCATCCCCCTAAGGGTGCTTATGTGTCGCTTGTTGCCAAACATTGGTACAATGGGGAGGCTGCTATAGTTTTCTTCTCCGATAATTTCGGGCTCCAGATTGTTTGCAGTCTCAATTCTCTGTCTGTATGCCCGTTTGGGAGCGGTCTCTTTTAATTCTCCAAATTTGCTTTCTGCGCTGTAGGTTGTATAGCCATCTATTTCGTACAGCACAACCTTAAATGGTTTTTGTTCGTCCAACTGCCAGAATCTTATGCCTGCCATCAACGCCCCTGTGTCCTCGTCCCACATCGGGGCGAACTGCGTAAAGGGAAATTCGTGCACGTGGTCCACATTCCAGAACAAGAAGGACTGACCATGGATTAATGCATTGTATGCCGCCTCTTTAATCCGTCTGTCGAATTGTTTGCCCAGTTTGTCCTTGACACTCATGTCATTAAAGAAGACACCGTTTCCCAGACTATATGAACAACGCTGTGTATTTAATTTGTGGAAGAAATTAGAGCATATCTGCGCGTTAGACGAAAAATTATCTATCTTTTTTTGACCTAGCAGAGTGTAATAAACACGCTGAAATTGCAAGATAGTCTCATTTTCCTGTGCGTCGTACTTGTCCGCTTTTAACGCCTCTTTGTATGCTCCTGTACTCTCATGGAATTTTATAAACTGATTTATAAATTGCCCTTTGTCTTTTGCGGCAATGAAATCTTGATATGATAAATACATTTGTCGTCACCCTAGAATTGATTTGTGTTGTCTTGTTCGGCTGCGCTTGACGAGTTTTTTTGTTTTTACAAAATACCTGATAGCATCCATTGCGTGATCTGACTGTTTTATAACTTCGTCCCTTCCCTTGTCAGCCGCTGTTGGGTCCCATGCATAGATACCAAATTCCTCGATCGTGTGCGTGCAAGACGGGTCAAACGATAATTTGTCTTGTGTCAACATCGTCTCAACGTCTGCTATCCCATCGTTAACAGTGTTATCTGCTTTTTTGACTTTATGCCCTTTGCTACGTAACTCCACGATGAGAGCGGTGGCGGATGGGTCAACGATCACTAAATCATCTTTCTGCCCGCTTAGCGTGTCCTCTAGTCCTTTTACTAGCGCACTGACTGTCTTCATGCGGTTGTTCTCCCTGCCTGAATAGTAGTACTCTTTTATGCAGTGCCAGTTGCCGGTATCTACTCTTTTCTGCCAGATGAGAAAGACGGTAGGGTTCTGCATACCAAAATCACTGCTCACAATTATCTCTCCGCTGGTCTTTGCTTTGCAGACGTGCCTTTCCTCTGAAAACATATCGTATACAGGCCCTTCTGCCACTGCCCATTTGCCCAGTATGTAGCGTTGATATCTGTGTGTCCCTGAGTACTCTTTTATTAACTCGTCCACTACCTCCGGAGGCAGGCAGCCATCGTGTATGTTGTATGCCTGTTGGAATATATCTGCATCGGAATCCAGAAAGCCCTTAAACCAGTGTTTCGGTCCCGCCGGGTTGCAGGTCCCATCAAAATGACTGCGTGACGTTCTGAGACGAGATTTTAACATCTCGAAAACTTCTTGATTCCACGTTGTCACCTCGTCGCCGTAAGCATACTCAATCGTTGCTCCCTGTATCCTTGCAACATGTTTCTTGTTGTCGGCACCTAATGCATATACTTTTTTGCCAAACAGCTGTACTGTATTGTCACTCCGTATCTCGCCGACTAGCTCTTCGCCCCATATCTCTCGCATGGGGTCAAGTATGTTTCGCTGTAGCGTGCCTCTGGTGTTTCCCAACATCACAGCCAACCCTAATCCTTTTAGGTGTGTCAGGCGTTGAGGGATTACGATTGCGTAGTCAACAAAGGATTTCCCGGAGCCTGTCGCCCCGGTCTTTACGTTCCAACGGTGATTACAGCCTTGCAGGTATTCTGCCTGCTTGCTAGTCAATGGCACTATCGACACCCCCAAGGATTTCAATAGCCTTTGCTAGTGCTTTATCACTTGCGCTCTCTGATTGTGGCTTATCTCGCCACTGTTCTGGCTTCCTGTTCTTTAGCCAAAATATCTGTGCTGTTGTATCCGGTGCAACGTGCTTCTTTGTTACTTTTCGCTCCGTCATTACTCCACCTTCGTACTTTTCGCTCGTCTCCTCGTAGCTGTATCCTAACGCCCGTTGTAACAGGCTTTTTTCTCCCTGCCTGTCCACAACATCTTTTCCCTTTTTTAAGGTATCGGCTAAAATTGGAAATTTTTTCTTCCATGTATACAAGGTATCTGGGTTAATGCCGATGTTTGCCGCAATCTCTTTGTCTGTGCATCCATCTCGCGCCCATCCCTCTATTTTTAGCAACCCTTCTTTGGTCAGCCACTCCTGGTATTTACTTATCCCATTTTGGGGTCACCTCCTAAATACAACCATAACCCCGTAATGGATTGTTTACGGGGTTATATGAAAGGAAAGAAAATATGAAAAAAATCGCTTATATCAGTTGCGTAGCGCAACTAAATACAAGTATAAGGAATTGCACCTTAACAGCCGCCGGGGTAAGACTAATAAGCGGCTGGTCTCTAAACACTTGTAAATCCCGCAACCCGTATGGGACACAAGGCACCGTGGGATAGGTGTCTTGTGCGCTCTCTTTTACGCGGGTGAGAGCACTTTTTTTACCACAAGATAGAGGAGGCTATGTCTCACAAAAAACTACCAGTACTCGTCCGTACAAGTGTATTGTACGGCATTTTTTAAGCCATGTTAGACAAACATAAAAAAGAGAGGGAGATAATTCCCTCTCTCTAATATCCCGCATATTTCCCAGCCAAATTGGCAAAAGCACTAAGCCATCTGCGTATAGTCATTTCTGCATATCCGAGCTTATCCGCCGCCCCTGCTATCGTGTATCTATCCTCGAAATACACCAGCTGTACAGCTTTCATTCTGTCCAATCCGTTGTCCATGCCCTCTGTCTGCTTTATCGCCTTGTTAATAGCGTACATCCACAAGGCCGACTGAGCTGTATTTTCTGCAATCAGTTTGTCTGGGTATTTTTTTACCTGCTTTACTGCGTGTCCGTACCAATCGTGTTTGGGATTACTCATTTTTTATCCTTTCTGCAATAGCTCTTATTACATTTACAGTTACGCCGTTTCCTGCTTGCTTATATAATTGACTATCAGAATTAACAAACTCTGCTTTTTCAAAATAGTCATCTGTCCAACCTTGCAGCCTAAAGCATTCTTTCGGTGTCAGCCTTCTAATAGCTATGTAGCATTGGTATTTTTCGTACCAGACTGCATATACGGTCAACTCTTCTGAAACTTGCACAAAAATCCCTTGATTGCAACTGGTATCTAATGTATTTGCAACATCACGTCCAACTCGCCCTCTTCTTGTTTTACTTCCTGGAACTGATAAATTCACGCTATCAATGCCTACTCTACACTCGGAATAGCCTTGCTTTGTTGCTTCGGCTACTTTTATGCAGACATTATATTCGTTTCCATCTTGGCCAATATAACTTGTATCAAATAATATGGACACTTTGGGTTCCGTGTTTCCTCCCGGCTTCGTACTGATTGTTGGCGCTAATCCATCGCCACTATAAACTCTATCTCGCTGTGAATTTCTACCATTAAGACAGCCAAAAAGATTTAACGAAACACTATTTTCTCCGTCTGCTCTTTCGACAGGAAATACTTTTGCGGTACTTCTTCCTCTAAGATGTCCGATAATGAAGCACCTTTCCCGGTTTTGTGGCACTCCGAAATCTTTGGAGTTGAGCACCTGCCATTCTGCATCATACCCCCCCCTGCTCCATTTCAATGAGCAGTCTGGCGAAATCCCATCCTCCATTAACACTAAGCAGATTTTTAACGTTCTCAATGAAAAGGTAAGTGGGTCTATTTTCTTCTCCGAGTTGTCCGATAAGGTACATAACTCTGAAAAACAGGCTTGAACGGTTCCCTTGAAATCCAAGCTGTTTTCCTGCAACGGAGATGTCCTGACATGGGAATCCGAAACACCAGCAATCTGCTCTTGGAATATCTCCGGCATATACTCTTCTAATGTCATTTGCGTACCACTCTCCATTTCTGTATTCCTCCTTCAATATTTCTTTTCTCCGTTGCTTTAAAGGCATTTCATTTAAACGTTCTCTTTGCTCTGATGTAAGCAGGTGCATTGATGTGTAACTTGCGGTTGCAAATTTATCGAATTCGCAAAACCCGACACATTCATGCCCCGCTAATTCCATGCCTCTGCGGAACCCTCCGATTCCGGCAAAAAAATCAATAAACTTCATTTTCTCTCCTCTTAAATATGCTCATGTGGTTCGACCGGCTCCCAGTGTTTTTCAGCTTCCTGCTCAATCAATCGGTTATACTGCTCCACAAATTCGTCCTCGCTTATATTACCTTGCATGAATTTTTCTGATATGCTCATGTAGGTGTCTGTTTTTGTTGCGCTGCTGTCCATTTACGCCTCCGATCATGTATCAATTTCGCTCCAATCAAATTTACAGCCACATTCGCCGCAGTATTTATTCCTGCTTTCTGCATCCGCCATCACTTGCCTTCCACACAAGGGACATTCATAATCAATGTCTCCATTTAATGTATCTAAGATAATCGGTTTTACTGGATTAAGCTGCCTTTTTAGTACTTCAACCACTTCTTCGCACTGTTCCTCGTTTTCGCAACTGATAGTGATATCGTTGCTATCATCATATTCGCTAAATATTCCGTCTTCGTTCTGAACAAGCATAATTCCTCCGGTTTCTAACATTTTTCATTCCCCCTTATTCTTCCGCACGCTTTCGTCCATTCCCTCGCAAATCTCTTTTCCGCCAAGTCGCTTGGGAAAAACTTTGTTTTTTTGTTTTTGTATCCTCTGTTTCTCAGCTCCCTTTCTACGGCTTCAATTTTCCCCCTTGATTTAGGTGTTTTGCGCAGTTCGGTCATTGCTCCCCTTAGTTCCTGCTCTGTGCATTCCACTAAAAATGCGGCTCGGTCAAGGCTTGGTATTTCATATAGTTTTCTCACTATTTCGTTTTGTATTTTATCAAAATCTTCGTCTTTCAGCCCGTATGGCATTTTCTTTCCTTTCCCCTCCGGAATAAATCCGGAGGAATCAATGGCATATAGCTCCTCATGGAACCGTTAACGTGTTGCTGTAATGTGTATCTTTAACCCCGGAGGGTGTCCAGCTGTTTTATCCATTCAAGCGGTCCTTTGTTGAGCAGTAGGCAGTTTTCACCTGCATTTCCCATATCAAAAATACATCCCTCGCAATACTTGTGTTTATTGCAGTACTTTCTGATCGTTTTTGCCGCTTTTCTTGCTTTTGAGTCTCCTTTTTTTCCCATTACGCCACCTCCCTGATCGTGATACCATACCGTTCAAGCATTAGTTTTCTCTTGATGATATATTCCGGATTTTTTCTTGTTCGTGGGGATTTAACATCCTCGACAATAATCTTGCCTTCCTTGTCTGTGTAGCGGAAATCTGCTGTATATGATACAGGGCGTTCTGTAGTGCCATCCTCTCGCTTCTGGCTAGCTACAAGAATATATCTCGGCTGTCGCTCTAACCCTGTAATTTCCCCTGCTTCTTGCATCGCCGCCAGCTCTAAATAGCGATGCATTTCTTTTTTACTGTCAAACTTTCCGGCTGTCGTAAAAATCTTTTTATTTCTAAATTTGTTCACAGGTAATTCCTCCCAAATGTTTTGATAAATTCTTCCCTGGTTCCGTTGTTCTCCTCCCAGTACTTCTGCGCTAGCTCCTTGAGATACCTGTCTAGTGGTCCGTTGGGGTTGCGATGTACTGCCTCGCCGCCGTTGGTATGGTGGTTCAGGCACAAATAAACTGTAAAACCATACTTTTCGGCTTGTTTTCTGTTGCTACTGCCATATAAGACATGATGCCTGTGCAGATTTCTAGTCGTTTTGCAGAAAAAACACTCTTTTTTTGTTTGCAGTACGCTATTCATCGTCAGAATCCCCCCTTGCGAAATGATATTCCATTAAATCAGCGATTGCCAGATATTCTTTTACTATTTTGCCTGTTCTCGTCTCCTTTACCTGTTCTCTAAACTGCTCTAAACTTCCGTTAAAACAACCACACTTAACGCCAATTCCGTTCTCTTTTGTCTTGTAGAATGTTGTATGTCTAAATTCCGTGCCGAAACCTTTTATACACGCATAATCTGCATTTCCAGAGACCCTTGCATCTCCAGAGACCCGTGCATCTCCATAGACCGCTGCATCTTCATAGACCCATGCATTTCCAGAGACCTCTGCATATCCATAGACCTGTGCATATCCACAGACCCGTGCATCTCCATAGACCTGTGCATATCCATAGACCTGTGCATATCCACAGACCTTTGCATCTCCATAGACCGCTGCATCTTCATAGACCCGTGCATCTCCAGAGACCGCTGCATCTTCATAGACCCATGCATTGCCATCTTGGGATACATTTCCCTCTTTCTCTACGTATCCGCCAAGCTCTCCGGCTTTTACGTCTCCAAATTCAACCAGTGCCTTAATTCTAAATAATTTTTTTCCAAGTGCATTTGTGATAGATTCTGTTGTTAATTCAAATTTTTTCATTTCTCTTCTTCCTTTCTTGGCTTCCATTTTCCTAGCATTTGTTCCAGTTCTCTTGGTGTTAGCGTTTCAATTCCTAAGTTTTCTGCTTCCTGTATCGTGCCTTTGATTAACTCACTCATTTCCCGGCTGTCGTAGGTGTGCGAACCTCTCATGAGCCTGTAAAACACTACCTCTTTGCCTTTTTCTAGTCGCCGTCCTATCGCAACCGTGTGAACGTCTTCTTTTTTATACATGATATCGGTCGGAACATTGGTTTTTAAAACTGCCATGTCCCCTTTTATCAGCTCCGGCTGCCCGTATCTGCCTATCATTAAATTTTTGGCTTCTGCCTTGCTCGTGCCGACTTTCTCCGCTATTTTGGTGATCAGTACGTGAAAATAGGCGTTTGCTGACAAACTTCTTTTCTTGCGGAACGGTTTAATTATTATGGACAGCTTTTCCAACTTTTTCAGCTCGTCCACGCTCTTTATAAACTGCTCCGCCTCGTTGATTTCCAGGGTAACTGTTATCTTTTTGCTAAAATAATCCACCGCTAAGTTTTTTATTTTTCCAGTTAAATCCATGCTATTTTAGTCCTAATTCCTTCATGGCTTCGGCATACTGTTGCTGTGTCGTCTGATACAGTGATTTTAATCCTCTTTGACTTGCCCATTCTTTAATCTGGGCTTCCGTCATTCCTTTTTTTTGCATCAGATCATAGAGCCGTTTCGCTTCTTTCTCTGTGACGACCTCGTTGCGTTTATACTCGTCCGTGTCCGCATCTTTGGAATCATCCAGAAGAAACAAACTATTTAATGCGTATTTTCTCGCATAGCTCGATGCTGAGCCGGTAACTTGTGCTGCATCCATCTTTTTTTTGCTTTCTTCTTCTCTGGCGTATGCTGTAGTGCAAAAACTGCCCTCACTTTCTATGTCTTTTAAAATTGCTGTCGCCTTTATGTAAAATCG